AATCCTTGCTCAGAGATCATCCTCCGTGATCGTGAGTTCTGCAACTTAACTGAGGTTGTTGTTCGTGTAGAAGATACACCAGAATCCCTCAAGCGCAAGACCCGTCTTGCTGCAATTCTTGGCACTTGGCAAGCATCTCTCACAAACTTCCCATATCTCTCAAGCGAATGGAAGAAGAATTGTGAAGAAGAAGCACTTCTTGGCGTATCTCTGACTGGTATTCTTGATAACAAGATGATGCAAAACCCAAGCAGTGATCTTTTAAACGCATTGAAGCAAGAAGCAGTCAGTACCAATAAAGAATGGGCAAAGCGTCTAGGAATCAATCCTGCTGCTGCCATCACCTGTGTAAAACCATCCGGTACAGTATCACAACTGGTAGACGCCGCTTCCGGTATTCACGCCAGACACGCTGAATATTACATCCGTACTGTTCGTGCGGATCAAAAAGATCCAATTTGTAAACTTATGGTAGATCTTGGCTTCCCACATGAGCCATGTGTTATGAAGCCAGAACATACAATGGTATTCTCTTTCCCAATGAAAGCAGAAGGTTCTATCACACGAAATGATATGACTGCTATTGAGCAATTGGAACTTTGGTTAGTATACCAACGCAACTGGTGTGAGCATAAGCCATCAGTCACCATCACCGTTAAAGAACACGAATGGATGGAAGTTGGTGCATGGGTATACAAGCACTTCGATGAGATCAGTGGTATTTCCTTCTTGCCACATTCCGATCACAGTTATCGTCAAGCACCATATCAGGATTGCACAAAGGAGCAATATGAAGAAATGCTTGCAAAGATGCCAAAGACTGTTGATTGGAGTCAACTCAAGAAGTATGAGAAAGAAGACAACACTGCTGGCACACAAACCTACGCTTGCAGTGGCGATAAGTGTGAAATTGTAGATTTGACTAAATGAATGTAGGATCGCTATTCTCAGGAGTTGGAGGCCTTGATCTCGGTTTCGAGCGTCAAGGATTCTCCGTTTCTTGGGCGTGCGATAAGGAAAGAAGTTGTAGGAAAATACTTGCAAAGCATTTCCCAAACGCTACAATATACGAAGATGTCCGAACGATAGATCCTGTCAAGGCAAGTCCAGTTGATGTTGTGATCGGTGGATTTCCTTGTCAGGATCTATCTACGGGTGGACAGAGAAAAGGATTAGCGGGAGAACGCTCAGGATTATTTTATGAGTTTATTCGAATCGTCAGAGACATGCCAACCAGACCATCCTTCGTGGTGGTCGAGAACGTCCCCGGAATGCTCACAAGCAGTAACGGAAGAGATTTCGGAATCGTTCTCAATGAAATGGTCAAGCAGTGGAGTCCTAAATCTATCGCGTGGAGAACTTTGGACAGTAGATTCTTCGGCGTTCCCCAAAGAAGAGAACGAGTGTTCGTTGTTGCAGATCTTAGAGGAGAACGCGCCGCAGAAATACTTGATCTCAACACCGACATGCGAGGGGATACTAGAGCGAGGACAACGAATGGGAAAAACACTGTATCCGCCTTTAGCCCACTGTTTGACGAATATGTTGAGCAGTACCCAGAAGCCATAAGAAAGTCTAGAAAAGCACAAAGCAATAAAGATTTTGAAACATGGGTACAGACTGAGTATTCTAATACATTAAATCTGTTTGATGTTGGACAACGATCTAGTGTATTGGTGATGGAAAATAAGAATACGGTTAGATATTTGACACCATTAGAATGGGAAAGATTACAAGGATTCCCTGATGGTTGGACAGATGGTTTGTCGGATCGTGCTAGGTACAATCAAATGGGCAACGCAGTAACCGTCAACGTGGCGGAATGGGTTGCGAAGCGAATGAAAACACTTTTTAAGGAGAGTTAATATGAGCACAATGTTTTATGTTTGGTTACTTCTTGGTAGTTTTACTTTAATGACTGTTCTGTTCTTCATTGCCGAAGCAGAAGTCAAGAATCTTCGTCGCCAGATGGCACATAAGAAGGAAGAGGATAAGTTTGAAGAACTCCGCGAAATGATCGAGAACGAAGTTCAAATCCTCAGACGGGATATGGTGGATTCGGAAAGAAGTCTGGAAGATCAGATTGGTCATGTTTGGAAGGACGTTCACCTCATTAACCTGAGGCTCAAAGAGAAGTCCCCGAAGGGACGCTAAAAGAAACCCCGATCTAAAAAATCGGGGTTTTTTGTTTGGAAAGTGGCATAAATACTGGCGTTATGCAAAGGGTACTAGTAACCATTCTAGTCACTGCCCTTGCGACGATAAACGCCTGCAAAGGTGTAACTGCCGCTTCAACATCCCCCACACAACCAAAAGATGCGATATCCGAAGCGGTAAAGCAATCTCCTCAAGAACTGCCCGAGTTCATAACCCGAGGATTCACAGTCATTGAAGAAGGAGATCCAGATCCTTTTGGTTGTGTGGGGAAAGTATTAATGGAAAACGGGGAAGAAATTGGTAGTGGAGTCCTCGTTGCTCCTTCTGCTGTGCTCACCGCAGCACATTGCATACAAGGTCATGAACCGTATTGGTTTGAAACCAACAACTGTGAACGCATCAAGATAAAGAAAGCCATAGCGAATCCGAATTACATTGGTAATTTGAATGATATTGGAATCTTGATGCTAGAAGAAACTTGCTCCGAAAAACCAGCAATCATGACAGAGGGTCTTCAAGATTTGACTAGATTAGAACCACTACTCACAGTAGGTTATAGTTTTTCTAAAAAGAAAATAAGCAATTTTGATACATTCTTTTATTATGGTACGGTGATAGAAGATCCTTCGCATCTTAAATTCTTGCCACTTAAATCAACAGTTTGGTTTGGTGATTCTGGTGGTGGTGTTTTTGAGGATGGCGGTAAACTTGTAGGAATAATCGCATACTTCTCAATATACCGGGGAGCATTACTGGAAGATTCTGCCACACATGTATTCTTATACAAAGAATGGATTGACAAGACAATAAAGGAGAATAAATAACCATGTATGATAATCGCTGGTATAGATTATTCCTTGACTGGGCCCGCAATTTGTGTGTTCAACGGAACCGGAACCTTCGCGTTCAACAAGTGTTCGTTCTACTACCTCACAGACACCAAAAAGTACGCTAACAGTTATCTCAGTAACATCATAGGAGAAACATTCCTAGATTGGGATTGTGATATCGAAAGATATGAAACAATAGCAGACTGGGCAATGGAAGTTCTTCTCGGTTGTTCTGCTGTTGCATTAGAAGGGTACGCATATGGCGCTAAAGGTAAAGTTTTCCACATTGCTGAAAATACTGGTGTTCTTAAGTACAAGATTTATCAAAAAGGGATACCATTAACTATTGTTTCTCCAACAGAAGTTAAGAAATATGCCACTGGTAAAGGCAACGCAGATAAAGAAAAGATGTACGATGCATTTGTTGTTGAAAACAATATGCTATTGAAATCAATAATAACACCGGACAAGAAGGATATTACTAGTCCGGTGTCAGATATTGTAGATTCGTATTATATCTGTAAGTATCTTTATGATACTTTATCTGCTTGAGTTGATTTTTTAGGATCAACAATACCATCTTCATCTTCATCACAGATAATTGGTTTCTTGATTAAGAATCTCCAAGAAGCAATCAGTGAAGCGATTGCGAGAGGAATATACCAAAACAACCAACCAAGAGAACCCTTTTGTCCGCCAGGTTGTGCAATTTGATCTTTAATCTGTAAGATGACTACATTGTCTGGTGTGATATCTGGAACAATAACAGGAACTTGGCTAGAGCAACCAGCGATTACCAACAATGCAAAAAGTGTTAGATATTTCATTTGTTACTCCTTATGATCTACTTGGGGTTGCAGCAGAGGTTCCAAAGTAGAACCCAACAATGCTTAGAAGAATTTGTCTATTCTCAGACGACCAAATAAAACCATTGATTTCTACAAATGCTTTTTTGGAAGTCTCTGGAATCAAACCAAACAACCCCTCTGGATTCTTTACATCAACTTCAATGAATGTTGGAATACCAAAGAATGGTAAGATGAATGGAGCCGCAAACGCACCAAAGAGAACTGTCAATACGATGATTTGACGAACTGCTCTTCCTGTATCAAGTGGCACTCTTTTTGCTGCTTGATTTTGATTTTCAGTAGTTAGTTTATTTGCTTCAATTAATCTTTCAAAGATTTCTTTTTGATCTTGACTCTTTTGAGCAAGATATTTAAAAAGGAATCCTGTGAGTCCTCCACCAATCATACTAATCAATTCTATAGGAATCATGGTTGTCTCCTGTGTAAGTTTGCAAAATCACGATACTGTCTCACCAATCGCTTTTTATTTCTTCTTGTTGGAGGAATTCCACCCACAACATTTTTTGCGTCAGGGACTGGTCTAACGCCAGCAATACCATCTGTATCAACTGCGGTTTCTCCAGTTCCACCTAACATGCCACCACTCGATCCGCCTTCGCCGCCACCACCAGTAGCAGCACCTTCTTGCTCATGTAGTTTAAGATTGCCGCTATATGCCATTGAACGAATACGATTATACAAAAGTTGATCGTGGGTTATAGCATCAATAATGGTTTTCAATAACCCAAGCATACGTTTTCTATACATTGCATTACTGGTTCTGAGCATTGGATGCTTGAGATCGAATAGCAAACTATTTGCTTTTGCACCATTCATACCGGACAATAGCAACAGATAATAGAAACGATTTGGATTATTGATTGAACCTTTTAGATAATCCAATACCTGTTTCATTTCGGCTTTGTTTGGTTGATTTGATTCTTTAATTGATTTAACTTTCTTGGGGTGATATTTGCCACCACCTTTCCAAGTTTTACCAGTATCATGACGACTAAATTGATGACCTTTACGGTGTGCCTTTTGCTTTAGTCTTACGGCTTTTCTTTTTTCTTTCTTATCCATTTCACCCCAAGTTTTGGCAGTTTTGCGTGAAACTTTCTTGGATGGACGGCACTTTACTCTACCCTTACCTTCGTATGCTCCGCATGGAGAACCATCCTGAGCGGTCCATTTTTCTTTGAACCACCTTCTTAGATCCTCTAGAAGATATACTGGTTGTGAATTCATTTAATCTCTCGTAGTTTTGCTATTATTCGTCTGTCTAGTGCTACTGTAATCAAGTCGGCTTCAGGTATGCTTTCTGGTAAACTGTTTAGGTATATCAGAAATGTTTTTAAATAAATGTGTAAATCTTCTTCGATTCTTGAAAACAAAAGTCTGGATGCTGCTTCTATTCCAAAGACATTAGTAAATATTATCAAATGATTTAATATCAATCTCTCTCGAAGCACTCCAGACGTTTTGTATTTTCTAAACAGCCTCTTCAAGTATTTGATTCGGTTCATGTCTTCGTGAAATTCTTCAATGTTTTTACACTGCGGATTATCGTAGTGTTTCATTGCATACATCAAGAAGTTGTCATCATTTATCTTATGCACATCCATAACCAAAAGTTCCATTATTAATCCTTACTTATTACCCCAGTTTTTTGCTCCCACTTTTCTGCATTTTGCTAATGCACCCGAAGCGTATGCTGATGGCCATACATCATATCTTGCTTTTACTTTATGATAGCACTCGTCGTGCTCCTCATTCAGTTTTTTTTTACTTGTTCCTTGACCTGTTTATAGGTTGATGCTGCCTCAGAACCACCCTCGTATGATGGTTCTCCTGCACCTTCTCCGGCAACAACCTTTGCTTGTATTGAATGGAACCCAGTCTCTGGTGGGTGATGCATATCCATAACAAGTTTTAAACTATGTCCGACGCGGTGAGTAATACCATCATCTTCTAGTTTCTTTGCATTGTTATCAATTCCCTTACGACCACCAAATTGTGTCAAAGAGAATTCCATATGCTCTTCTGGATAATGCTTACCGTCATACTTGAAGTCCAAACCAATTTTATTCAATTCTACACGAAGTTGAACCAATAAACCGCGTGGATCTACTGTTCCTGTTTGTGGAACATTAGACAAGAATGCAGCGATGAACGCATTGATGCGCTCAATCATTTCTGGCTTATCAAGTTCATGCAATCCAACGCTACCGTCAGATGCTTGTTGACTATTTAAGCCTGGAACCATCATTCCCTTGCCACCTTCACTGATGACTTGGAATAGATCGTATTGTTCAATTAATCTTCTGAGTTGTTTAAATTTCATTTTAGCAATTCCACTTTCTTAAAGATAATGCTTTTCTTGTTGGTCTACCCTTTTCATCTTTCATTGGGCCAGGCATTCCGCCCATTCTTGCACAAAACGATCTTCGACGCTTTGCTGCTTTTGATCCTGGCTTCAATTTAGATGGTTTTGTAGTTACTGCTGTTTGAAGTTTTGATCCGGGATTTTCTCTTCTATAAGAAGCGACACCCTTTTTGTTCAATCCGCCTGTTGGATTCTTGCCTTCTTTGCGAGTCCATGCTGCGGTTGCTTCGTTGATGATTTGACGTAGTTTAAAAAAGTCCATGTTATATCTATTTATCATTTACGCCATTTGTTATTATTTCTAGAACGGTTAGTTTCTCTAGAAATAACTCTTAAATTCTTTGAACTATTGTCATTGGCGTTACCATTTTTGTGATCTAATTCTACAGAACTATCACCCTTTCTGGTACGGCCAGACGCATTTGCTTTTCTACGAGCAACAGTTCTTTTATCCTTCTTTTTTCTATTAGCCAATTGTTTTGCAGTTGGTTTTGCTTTACCCCAACCGTACATTCTATGATCTCTTTTCTTGCGGGTTGGATCATCAGCGGACTCCAAGAAAGCCATTATCTTAAGAAAGGATTCTTTCACTACCTTCTTTTTTGTCTTTTTGGCAGGTTTGGCAGCCGTTCTTGCTGCTTTTTTTGCTTCTTTTGCTGCCACTTTTGCTGCTTTATCATCTGCAATCTTCTTGTGTGCAGCATCCATCTGGGTTTTAATTAGTTTGAAGTAACCCTTCTTGTTCTTAACAGAATCTGGCATCATGGAATGTGCAACTTCTTCATCACCAGAAGAAACGGCATCGCGCAATCTACCAGCCTTTATTGCTGATACATCGCCCAATTTGATATCCCTTAGAAGAGTCTTTCTATCTACTGCACCTTCATTTCTAGCACCACCCATTTGATGGAAATTGATGGAAACATCATGGACTTTATTGTCCTGTCCAAGAAACCCACCGTGTTTTTCTAGATGCTTTTGAATATGTCCTTTAAGAGCATTTGGTCCCATTTGATCAGAACCTACACCAATAGTAATGTCCTTGTGACCTTTAGAAATCAAATGAGCAATCTGATGGAATGGGGTAGTCGAATGTTCTTTTGGCACAATACCAAATGTCAACTTACCTTGGTGTTCTTTTGGCATACTTGCAGCGATATGAGCATGGGAACCAGAAATAATATCTGTCTTTTGCTCATGTGAAAGTGGTGCATCTGGTTTTAATTCCGATGCACCAATACCGTGATAAAAATGACTATGACCAGTCTTAGCAGCATGACTTGCTGTTATTCTGGCCATCTCTTCGTGTGCTTTAGTGTAGGGACCAAAAGCACCAGTAACCAAAAATGCTCTTCCTACGGATTTAGCTTCCTTCAGATACTTCAGGATTTGTTGTAGGTTTGACATTTTTCTTTGCTTTCTTTGTTGGTTTCTTTTCTTTCTTTGGTTCTTCTACTACTGGTTCAGTTTTAGTTGAAACTGGACTTTTCTTTGCATCTATATGATGTTTTAAGAATCCAAAACTGACCATTTCTTTGAAGTCACCACTAGACCAATAAACTTTGCCATTCTCTTTAGAGAATACACCACCAAACATCTTCTTAAAGATTTCTATTAGTTTTGCTTTAAGCATTATTTAACACCAGTTCTTGGTTTTGGTCCATTTCCGGTTTTTGGTCCGCCGCAACCGCATCCTTTTTTAGCCATTGTCTTCTCCTTGTGCTTTTTGTGTTCTTTTCATTTGTGCCATTTTACCGCGTTCGAAGTTCATCTTTGAGAACTCTGAACGGTTTACGGCTTTCAATGCTTTACCAGTACCAGTATCAATCATTACGAATCCTTCTGGAGCCACTGGTTCCAAATGATCTGTAACTTCCTTGGTATTTGGATCTTCTTTTTGTGTTCTTGCATATGTTGCAATACCTTTGGTTTTCTTTAGTCCACCAATAAGTAGATGCTTTGCAGCAGCAATGTTGTGGTGTGCTGCTAACATATTTTCTAGATGACCGCTGTTCTGTTGCAAGTGATTGAGCATTTCAATTCTTCTAGCATGAACACGATCTTTACCGGCTTGTGTTTTTAGTTTATCTGCTTCAGCGTTATGTCTTGCTGTGATGAAATCCATAACATGTTCTTTTGTTGGTTTCTCAACACCACGCTTTACCATATCATTAACGAACATCTTCATGATTGGACGTAATCCCGCATGACCAGCAATACCATTCACGAAGTCTTTGCTCTTATCTAGATGTTCGTGTGCTATTCTCATATGCTCTACAATCTTCTTATGATCAGCGGCAGACAATTGTTTTTCACCATCTCCTCGACTCAATTGAGCATCTTTCATCCATACACTTGGATGCTGTTCAATGTGACTCAGATCTGGAGAGAATTCGGTTTGTAAATCTTTCGTACCAAAGTTCTTATAACCAGTATGTACGATTATACCCATCTTGGATGCAGCAATACGTTTGGCATCTTCGCCTCCATGTGGTACTGCATAGGTTAAAGTATTTGGAGTGAATGTAAGATGTTCCTTACCGTCAATTTGTTCACTCTTTAAATCCTCGGGAGTATACATCATATCACCTTGGTATACTTCACCGTGTGGGATATTAAGTTTACGCATATTGGTAAATGCGGCTTTTAGTTTTGTGACCAAGCCAGGAGAATCACCGTGATTCTTTTCGATATCTTTTAGTGAATAGTTTAACTTTGGTGTTTTTGCAAATACTGATTTGGTTCCTACAAAGAACTTGCCAGTTTGTGGGTGAACGCCAAATATTACTGCTGGTGCGCCGTCATACTTTGTTGTAACTTTAAAGTCTGGACCGTGTTTTCCACGGAGTCCATTTGCCAACGAATGGATATAGTGAGCCGCAGATTTGCCACCCTCATGTCCTTCATCAAACATGGCATCTTCTGCGTGTTCCAAGTGAACATTTGGACCAGCACCTTCCTCCGATTGCTCAGAGATGGTTCTTAAGTCACCACTTGGATATGTTTTGTTCCAAGATAATTGAAATTGTGAAAAATCAAATAAGTACATAAGCGGTTGTTGAAGTACCAAGAGACAGACTTGTAACTTTCTTTAATGCAAGTGGAAGAATCAAAGTTTCTCCTGCACGAACATTTACAGTAAAGGATACGGACTTATAGGTTCTGCTATCGTAGTCACCATACTCTGCGGTATCTCTTGTGCCGGGATTTTGTGTAATCCATACATCTGCTGTTATTGATGTGGTTGTATTTGCAGTATGTGCATTTGTAAACATGATTGCTCTAGAACTCAATTCAACATTTGTACTGAGTGAGCCTGTAATTGTGTAGGCTGGGGGATTTGAAAATCTCATTTTGTGTATTCTCCTTAAAGTTACTTATTATTTATACTAATCCATCTCTCCCATAATTTGTTGTGGGAACCGTCATATACTTTAATTAGTACAAAATCCTTATGTGGAACATCAGGAATTGACAATAATTTCATATTTGCTTCGGATGGTGTTCTGTTTTTCTTTTTTACATTACAAGAACGGCAGCAAGATACCATGTTTTCCCATGTATTCTTACCACCACGACTCTTTGGAAACACATGGTCTACGGTTAGTGTTGCTTTTGTTAACTTCTTTGAGCAATACTGACACATACCATTGTCTCGATTGAACAAGTTTTTCTTGTTAAGTTTGCACTTGCGGTATGGTATTCTGATATATTGAACTAATACTATAGCAGTAGGGAGTCTATAAACTCCGCTACTGGTTGTAATTTCGTGGTAATCTTCGTAATTGTATGGCTTAATTGCTTTACCAGCCATTAACAATTTGACTGCTTTCATCCAATCTATTACATTTATCACTTCTTCAGACGCATTCAAGAGCAGTACATCTTTATTCATAATTAATCCTCTTTACTAATCATACTGTCTACGGTATTTAAGAATCTTTTCGCATATTCCTTATACAGTTTGTGTATCTCCTTTGTATATTTCTTGAATACCTTATCAACATCTTTCTCGTCTTTATCTAGCATCTTCTTCACGGTCTTCTTGGACACATTAGTTGGTGCTTTTTCACCATTTAATATTTTGTCCTGAACAAACTCTGCAAATTCGTCATCTTTCATGTCTAGCAATTGTTGGAAATATTGGAAATATTCCTCTGGACCATATTCTTGCTTTTGTTGTCCTTCGCCGCCACCTTTTGGTGCTGATGCGGAACCCGCAGAACCTGACCCAGAATTAGGTCCATCTGCCGCTTGATGTTTCAACATGGTAGGCGTGGCAGGAGATCCTGCTACGTTGTTTGGTGCAGCCTTGCTTGGTGGCTCATTCAAAGAACCAGAAGCCGCACCAGTATTCAAAATAACGGATGCTGCTTTTATGAATCTATCCTTATACTTCATGAATGGATCGCGGTATTTACCCCACTCTTTATCTTGAGTTGAGAATAGGTTTTCCCATCTTTGCAATCCACTCATCAAATCCTTTACAGTGAATTCCGAAACAGGTCTTTCATTTTCATGTGCTAAACGATATAGACGATCTTGTACCCAGTTCAAGAACTCGGCATCGTCTAATTGCATGGCGTTCATCATCGTATTTCTTTTACGACCAACTGCTTGGACAGAATATTGCTTGATTATGGCTTCTTCGTGTATGGATGGCATATCCTGTGCTGGTAATGTAAGATTAATCAAACTACTAGCAGTAGCCGTAGAGTCGGCTTTGGTGCGCTGCATCATTTTTCGTCTAGCACCTTGCTTTTCTAGTATTTTCTTAATTTGTGATAATAGTTGTGCTCGTTCCATATGATACTCCAGATAGAACTATTTATCCAATGAAAAACCCCCATTTCTGGGGGTTCTTTTGTTTTATTTATTATTTCTTCTTCTTATTCTTGGGTAATGTTTTTTGTAATTGCTTTATCTGTCCTGCTTTTTCTTTACCAGCAGCGCGTAATGCTTGAATCTTGGCAACTGTGTTCTTCTTGTAACCACCACGAGCAGCCTCAACAGTCTTACCGGCATCTACATTTACTCTACCAGCAGCAGTCTTTGAACGCTCAGCCATCTTTGATACTCTGTCGCGCATAGCAGCCTTGTTACCGAGCAATCCTCTTGTCTTAGCAACCAAACCACCGATTCCCTTACCAGCAGCGGCTTCTGCTCTCTTACCGAGAGTTTCTTGAGCCTTTGCTAGAACTGCTTTGTTAGTTGCTCCCTTGGCTTTTCCAAGTTTACCAACGATGGAATGAAGTTCAGCATCGGTTGCTTGTCTTACTCCACCCTTAGCACCGGCTCTTGCTTTCTCTAGTTCTTTACCATGAGCAGTTTCTGCTTCCTTCTTCTCAAGACGCTCGGTTCTTTCGCTACCGTATTGCTTTGCCTTTGACAAGAATTGTGAGATTGGAGCAGACTTGGCAGCGGCAATAGCGCCACCAGCATAACCCTTGAGTTTAGCCATCAAGCCTTCTTCAAGTTGTTCCTCTGTCAATGCTTCGATTTCTTCCCACGAAAGATTCTCAAGAAGATCATCTACGAAAGAAAGAGCAAAAAGTTCTTGTTGTTCTTCTGTTAAGAAGTCAATAGACTCAATGAGTGTTTGCTCTTGTAAGCAATCACTGCATTCTGCTTCTTCTTTGACTTCAGCTTTCTTAGCCTTATCCTCTTGTGCCTTTCTGCGTTCGGTAGCAGCATAGGAAGGTTCTTTGCCTGCTAGATGCACAGCAGATCTGCCGCGAGTTTCTTCGAGGTAAGTTTTTGATACTTCTTTGATCCAATTAGATTCAGATGTCATATTTAGTCCTTTTTTGTGGCTCTGTTTGTTTTGCTATTATATGTATAATCTTTTGGCGATCCACCGTTATATTTGGCTGCTCTGCTCTTGGCTCTTGCACCGGGTGACATTTTGTTCCTAGTGGCTCCCTTGTTTGTGAGAGACAAAGAATCCTTTTGCATTAAGCCAAATTGACGAAGTTTACCTACTGCAACACCAGCGGCGTTTTTCACACCTTTGGAACGCAGTTGATTCGTCAGTCTGGTTAATATTTTAGGTTTTGTTTCTTCCTTGATTTTTACAGTTCTTAGTCTGAAAGCAGTAGATGGATGTTGTGCTTGTAATTCACCAACAGCATCTACATTTGGCGCATGATCGTCGCTATATTCTACTTTATGATATTTTTTGCCAGCAAGATGTGCGCCTAGAGCATCTCTCTTTGCAGCAGGATCGGAAGAACCTACTGCCATTATCTTTAGACGCTTGCCGCGTATCCCACGACTTTTCAGATACTTACGGATTGCGGGTTCTGCTTCTGGAGGTCTTGCTGTTAATATTGCAACATCTCTGCCTTTTCGTGAAGCATTGCGTGCAGCACGATCTAAACCCTTAATTGGCTTTGGATCTACTACATTATTAAAATCAGAGAAGTCCAATTCATGCTCATCTTCTGGTGCAAAACTAGCAAACTCACCAGAACTCAATTTTCTGGTTTCGCCAGTCTTTTTATTTCTAACATTAACACCGGATTTGGTTCTTGCAAGTGTATCATCAAAATCAAATACATGGAGATTCTTTGATTCATTCACGCTGCTTTTTTTACCCAGAAGAACATCGCGCCAACCAGAAACATTTTTCTGCCAGTTTTTATTTTGATTGTTTGGATCATTGCTGGCACCAACTGGAGCATATTTTGATGCCAAATATTGCACGAAATCGCCACCTTCTTTAGATGCTTCGTGCGCGCGACGCTTGCTCATTACTGTTGCGGCAGCCCAACCCGCTTGTCTATCCAGAGTGACTTCTCTGGATTCACCTTTCTTACCGAGTGCCTTTGGATGTAGCACACCGAATTCTTTTCCGGGTTTGCCATTCTCCGACTTGCGAATACCAAATACAGTTGATAGATTTTCGTGATCGGTTTCAGCAATACCATTTCTTTTGGCAGCAGCCATTATGATTGGATACTCTTCACCGAAATGTTTTTTTAGTCTTTCGTGGAACTCTTTATGACCTTCTGGTTCTTTGACCTTGGGTGGTTCTGGCATCTTCGACTTTACATCTTTTGGCACTCTGAGTGTTGATGTTGGTCTTTCTACTGGTTTTGAGCCAGGTCTTGCTTGAGCGATAGGTGCTTCTGGTTTACTTGGAAACATATTCTTTACTGCTTTACCACCACCAAATGTGGCTGCACCAGCAACGGCAGCGGCACCAAGTATCTTCATCATATCCTTTTTCACACTTTCATGAACATATTTGTTTTGTTCATAATCACGAATGACATAATCTGGATGTGCTTTGCGTAATTGTTGAACAACTCTTTCGACATGAGCCGAGGGAGTTTTTGGATCGTATTGTAATGATATGGCTTTTAGAGCATGATCTATTCTACCAGCAGGCTTTCTTGGACCACCTTCTGGATAGTTCAATTCACCCATACCAAATACATCATGGTGAGCGCCATGTGGACGCCATGAAGGTAATCTTTTCTTTAGAATCTTATCATCGTGGTGTACCCAGAGTTCTGTATCGGCATTGCTACCAATACCGCCAGTTGTTGCAGCATGACCAATCTCCGTGTATTGTCCACGGTCAAAATCGGTCATCTTGCTACCGGCAACTTGTCTCTCAAAGTGTGCAGCACGCTCCCGCGCCAAGTCTGCGCGTTCTTCTGCGGTTGGTGGAACATAGCCACCGCTCATATGTTGACGAAATGATCTCATTGATATGATTCTGTTAGGAACGATTCTACTACGAACTTGATTTGTTCTTCAGTTAATTCTACATCATTTTCTTCTTCAAACAAGGAGATTGCTTCCACAATATCATTTTGTTTGGAAGCGGCCCATTGCTCAAAGAGAACTTGTTTTGTGTATGCTTCAGCGATTGCTTTTGTTGGATCTTGCATCTTTTTCTTTTACCCTTCTCATCATCTCTCTTGCAGCAAGCAAGATATCGGATGGTGATGGTTTGTTGCTTGCAGGAGTCCTTGCTG